TAGAAATCTATCTGGGATGTCTACATTCTCTGTTGCAGCGGTAATATCTTCTATTCTCTTTCTTTCGTTAAACCTTAAAACATCTGTGGAGTCATCGGGTGTTGGATACAAGAAGACAACAGGGGTTAACTGCTTGTCTAAGAAATACTGGCTCGGTCTACCTGTATCTGACTTGTTGGGAATATTGAGATAATCATCTCTGCTTATTCTCTCTAACTCAAAATCAGTCACGGTGTTATCTGAGTTTGTTTTTCTGATAACGGCTTCTTCTATGTCAACAGTATAAGAATTTAAAGTATAACTAGCTGTGTTTGCTGTTAAACTCTGAGAGGCTGGTGAAACAGTCCATAACTGCACGCTTCTGTTCAGCCACTCCTGCAACAAAAGGTTTAAGGCTCTTCTACCTTGCTGTGCTTCTTTACCAGTTTGAGGTTCTCCTCCAATCCTAGAGAATGCCTCTTCTACGATTTCGTCTACCGCTAATGTAAAGGTACGAGTTCCTGATGTTGCCATTGTTTATCCTAGTATGTTTTACTTAATTTTAAAATAATTGTGTAGTGGTCTCCACTGCCATGCCCTGTTGTTGTTAGGAGTAAATCTCCATTAACACCAGAACCTGCGTTGTTTGTAATACCACCAAAATCTCTAAAGTCCATGTAACCCTGTGAAGATAGGGCACCATTGGCACCTAAAGTTTTACAGATAACATTAGATGATGCATTCCATAGTAAGTCTACTCGCATACCAAAAATATCATAATATATTTCCTGTATGGCAACTCTAGAACAAGCGTCATCGTTTTGACTTTTAGCTAAAGCAGATACATCTACTTTAGTTACGGCACTTTCTCCAGAGCCATCTGATATATTGGTTAACTTAACGAGAATATTTTTGGCACCTTTATTGTCATTAATAGTTTGAGATGTTACTGCATCTGCCATGTTTTACCTCCTAAAATCATTTTAGCCTCGCTCCTCACAATAAAGAGGAGCAAAGCTATATATTTGCAAACTTGCATTTTAAAATACTGAGTATTCTAACTCTACTGTAAATCTTCCAGCAGTAATATCAGCATTAACCGCAGTTGTAGCAAAAGCATATAAGTTTTTGCTTGCAATCGCAGCTGTGATATTTGGAACAAATATGTGGTAGTTACCAGCACTATTGTTAAAGTTTACATCTACTTCTGTGATTGACTGTGTAGCACTTAACTGTTCGTTAAAAGATGTTACACCAGCACCAACGATTTCAGTTCCCGAAGAAACTGCAGCGTTTGTTGCTGTGCCAGAAGTTGCACTTAATGATAAACCACCAACAAGAGTTTGTCCTGCTGCAGTTGTAATACCAATTAATGCTCTGTGAATGAAAAATTTACTAGGTGTTACTAAGCCGTCTGGTGCGTCTGTATTTAATGCACCAAGCTCTACAAGAACATCACCATCTCCATAAGCGGTTGATGCTGCGTTTGTAGCTGCTAGTGAACCTGCGAATGATTGAATCTTTCTAGTTCCCATAGAAACTAGTTGACCAGTTGAGTTTACTGAAAAGCCAGTTTCTGTAATAGCACCTGAAGTGCTGTCTTTGTTAATTACGTTAAATCCAGCTTCTGAGCGAACTGAACCTGAAAAAGTTGTATTAGCCATTTTAAACCTCCTTGGTTATATAGACCTCGTCACATAGTCTCTATATCGTCTGCTATTGCAGTCTATGTAACTTGTTAATAAGGATAAGGGGGGATAAACCCCCCTTATTGGGTACTTTATGCTCCTGGTGAGCCGAAGATACATCTCCAGTCAGAGAATCCGAAAGAATATCTTTCAGATGCTTTGAATCGCATATTTCCTGTTTCAAAGTCTGGCTCCATTGAAGTCTTCAGTGGTCTTCTTTGGAACATTTTTAGACCTGTGTTTGTTAAGTCAGTTAAGATAAAGAACGCATCAGTATCAGTTAAGTAGTGGTTTACTACATAACCCTCTGGGAGCATACCCATAGTTCTTAATGCGTTTGTGTCGTTATCTGCTGTACCAACTCTTAAATCACTCTTCAAAATTCTTTGAGCAGTGAATGCTAAGTCTTTTGGTATAACTAACTTACGAGCCTGCACAGCGACTGGAATATCTCTGTCATCTGCGAAACCGCCAATTTGGATAATTGCGTTTTCTAGTGATGATTCAGATAAATCAGCAGCAGTTGAAGGTTCGTTAGCTTGTGTTCCAGCCATTAAGGTTGGGTGGTCAGTAGCACAAAGCTCTTTACCATCTCCACCTGTAAAGCTAGAGTTAAATGCATTGTTTAGTACGTTAGCAGCTTTCACCTGTTTTGTGTAAGCCATAGAACGTGCTAATGCTGCAGTATATCTCTTTGAAAGAGTATCATAGAGGTTATCCTCTACTGCTTCTTCAGTGATTGCAAAAGCTAGTGCAATTGTTTCATGCACATATCTTGCAGTCCACTGTTCAGCAGCAGTATCAAATTCTACAGAAGAACCCTCTGACTTTGTTGGTGCAGCACCAAATCCTGTCAATAGTGTTTCTTCTTCGAATGCTCTATCTGATGTCTCTTCAGTAAAGATTTCTGCGTGTTCACGTTCCCAACGCTTGTACTCCAAACCAAATAAGGCGTGGAGACCTGGTTCCAACTCTTTTACGAGTTGACTTCTTGAAATAACAGCCATGTTTTATTCTCCTTTACCTTATACACCCACAGTACCGTCAGCATCAATGTGTTGGTTCAATTCATGCTCATGAATTGTAGCCTCAAGGATACCGTTTGTACCGAAAGCGTTCTTTGGTGTTTCATATAGACCAAGGATTCTCATTCCTGCAGTTCCAGTTCCAGTTGTACCTGAAATCTCAAACTTTGATTGTCCTGTGCTAGTATCGCCTGTACCAGCAACGTGGTCTGCTAATTGTCCAATGTCTGCAAAGTCAGCAGAACCTGCTGATTGAATTGCATAAACTATATTGGGGTCGTCATAAATGTAAGCGGTGACATCGCCACCACCTTGTGTAGCTGTACCTGTTGGGAAATATCTTGCGAATTTTACTTCCCCATCACTAGCGGTAAATTGACAACCTGCGAATACTCCTAAGATTCTGTTACCAGCTGCGGCTACGTCAATGTAACCTGTTGCTAGTAGTTTTACGAAATCACCAGTAAAAATATTTGATGATGTCTCAGATGCTATTTTGTATTCGTTAGTTCTAATTTGCCCACCAGTAAGATGTCTGACAGGTCTTGCTCCGAAAGCAGCATCTACATTTGCCATGTTTTCATCTCCTATGATAAATTAAAGTTAATAAACAACCCCATACTAAATATTAGTCGTCTGCCTGTTTCTTCTTACCGAAGGAAACAGAACTTTTACGCTGTTGTGTTACTGGCATCGAAGGATGTTGTTCCTTTAAAATATCAGCATCCACAGCATCGGTTTGGCTTTGAGTTCTCTTTTGATAATACTCATTCTTTGCCTCTGCCATTTCAACTGGTATCTTAGCGAGAACTAAATCTCCAGAACCAATCACTCCAGCGTACTTTCCTGACTCATGTACGGGGACATCAAAATCGGGGTGTTCTTCTTTTCTAACGAACTCATAACCTTCACGTTTTTTCTTGGCTATGTTTCGGGCATCATCCTCCCCACCCATACTCACTCGCAGCCAGCGATATTTAATGCCGTCATCATTTGGCTTTGGAGCATCTAGATATGAAGGAGGTGTATAAGTTACTTTGCGTTTCTGATGTGTTCTAGAACTTTTCACATCAGACGATATATTTTTATTGGTCATTTGCATTCCTAACAAATTTGGCATATTCTTCTAAGGGCACACCTAATTTTCTAGCCATTGCCATTTGACTATTACTCAAAGATACTTTGTTATTAGGTGAGGATGGTGCACGAGATACACTCGCTACGACTTGCTTGGGTTTAGCTGTGCTCTTCTTCATATCTGGAAAAGCTACACTTAACTGCCTGTCTAATTCGGAATAGTATTCCTCTGATGAGGGGTCATACCCTTCCATTTTCAACTGAGCATCGATTGCGTATGCCGCTCCCGTTTTAGCTGCATCCTGTCCAAACCAAGTGTTAACTTGTGCCCATTGAAGTGCTCTTGGGTCAGGCTGAACTTGCTGTTGTGGTTGCGGTTGTTGTGTTGGTGCGGGTTGTTGCACTTGTTCGGGTTGTTGTGCAGTTGCTTTCTGCTTTCTATCAAACAAATGTTTTTGTCGCTCCAAGTCTTTCAACTCAAACTTTGCGTCAGCTATCTCCTCTGCAATTTTTATTTCTTCATCCGTATTGCCAGTTTCTTTAGCACTTCTATAAGCACTTCTAGCAGCTTCCAAAGTTTTATTTGCAGATTTAATCTGATTTTCAAAATAGTCTTGCTGGAGTGTGTTGTAATCTGTATTAAGAGTATTTTTTCTTTGTACTTCTTTTTCTAGATTAGCAATTTGAGCAGCCAGTTTTGCTTTTTCTTCTCGCTCTGCTGAACGCTCTCTAACCAGTTCGTCTATTCTTCTTTGAAGTCTTGATTTTTTTTTCGGTGCAGCTTCTTTTTCTTCTTCTGCTTCCTCTTGAGGTTCTTCGACTTCTTCCTCTACCGCTTCTTGATTTTCATCAGCAGCGTCTATAGTTTCTTCTGGGTCTATTGCTTCCATAGTCTCAATAGCTTCTTCAGTATTGAGTTCTTCCATTTTTTCAGTTTCCCCTTCAGGAACTATTTTCATCGGCTTTTTTTCTTTATCCGAAGTATCGTGTAATACTTGCATAGGTTTCTCCTAAGAATTGTACGCTACAAAAATGTAGCTAGTTGATAAAAGTGAAATTAACTTATTTCACTTACATCTGGGACTGTGCCCAGAATCTCGTCATCGTTCATGATTCGTAATTCTGCTTGACCGTATTTAAAACGGTGTCCAGCATATTTTCCGAACATGACGTAATCTCCAACTTTACACCAAGGTTGTGTCATGTCTTCTCTCTTGTATGCGTCTTCGCCTACTTCTATGACTTTGCCTATAGATGCTATAGCCCTGTGGTCTTCGATTGACTTGCTGGGTAAGTAGATACCCATGTTAGTCTTGTTGGCTATATCTAAAGTTTTGATTAAAATTCTGTGACCTGTCGGTCTTGGGTAGTTATCGTTTTTTAATTCTACCTCTTCTAGTTTAAATGTTGTGTTAGTCATCTAGTTCCTCTATGTTTTTAGCAGTTTCTCGTACTATTTCTTTAGCTAGAACTAAACCTCTAACTTGCCCAACTGATTTTTCAAAATTATCTTTAACAATAACACCATCAGCAAAAGCATTTTTTCTATTCTCT